GGCCGTCCGGCACGTTGACTACCGGGTTGCCGGTGATCTGGGTCACGTTGCCGTCGCTGTCCACCCAATAGGGGTAGACGCCGGTGTAGACCTTGGCGCAGTTTTCTTCCTGGGTCAAGTCGGTCAGGTTCTTTCCGTAGCGGATCGTCACGCCGCGGTCAGTCCCGCGCTGGCTGTGCAGTTTGACGGTGGTATTATCCCACTCGTATTCGCCGCCGTACACATCCAGCACACTGCCTTCTACGCCGCCCAGCAGGCTGCGCAGACTGCCCGGCACGGCCACGGCAAAGTCCGCCACGGTCTGAATGTCCGTCCAAAATGAGTAATCACAGCTTACCACCGCATGGCTTTTGAGCTGCTGCAAGGCGTCGACTGCGTTCAACGCTTTACAAGGCTCAACCGGGGTGCCGCTCAAATCGTAGCTGATGTGCTGCGCGCTGACCGTCACCTGTCCATTGATGGGTTTGCTGATTTTATAAATGCGGAAATACTGCGCCTCACCGTAGGGGTTCGGCTTTGCCAGAATCAGCCCGCGCAGCGCCAGGCTTCTGTAATGCTGCCCGGTGATGGGATAGACCATTTCCAGTTCAAACGCGCCGTTGCGCTCCTCGGTCACGGTGCAGCGCACAGCATCCCGCAGCACCCCCACGCCGTTGCCCTTAAGCCCCGTCGTGCCGTCATAATATCTCGGATAGCTAATGATTTACACCTCCTACAACGTCCACCATCTAGGTGTGATTTCGCACTTGCTAATGCCGCCGCTCCAACTGATTTGTGTAGCTCCTGCCCCCAGAGTGGGAAATTCAGGCGTAGTTACATATTTATTTAAGTTTATCGCTTCTTTATAAGCGTCCATCATTTCGCAGTCTAGATACATCGGCCCGGTGTAACCTGTAACACTTATTTGTGTGCCCCCAACTTGTAATTTGGCATCGCCAGTAACGGTTAGTGCGATAAGCGGAAGGGAAGGGAATACAGTTGGATTGTACAGAGAATCACCGCTTTTGACTTCAACAGCATTTTCGCCGTCTTTTAAGTATTTCTGTGGTTTGCAATCCAACGAAATGGTAAATGGCGCAAGGTGGTTTGCCCGGATATAAGTTTCTGGGAAATTAACTACCCGCGCCATTCTGTACACATTTGGTTCTTCCTCTGTTTCAAGCCTGCGATAGCTAAAAGTAGTTCCACGCAGAAAAGCTGCAATCGTTGGTAAAGTGTCGCTTACATCAGTGTCCGTCAGCGCAAAGCATTTCGCAGTTGCACTAACATTACCATAGCTTCCATCCCATTCAGTCAAATCTCCACTGCGGCCAGAAATGGTCGTGGATGTAACCCTGGGTGTCGGTTGGCCGAAAGTAATTCCACTTTGCAACCGAATCCCAACATCAAGGCTACAAATGCCGTCCAGCCAAAATCCATTAAGCATATACAGCCGCCTTTCTGTCGCTTTGCGCCTGAAGCTCATACGAAATCTGATTTGCCAGCGCATGTGCCATAGAATTCACATCGGAAAACTGAATGCCGTTAATATCAATGTTGATCGTCATGTCGCCTGCTGTTTTTGCCGTGCCTTTACGGTATTCGTCCGCTTCATCGGCAGTCAGCACCATCTCGCCGCGATGCAGATTAGCAACATAGTTGTTATACGGAACATAATCAAGTCCGCCTGCACGGCCACCGGTTGTGCCACTACTGTTGACATCCACATTAACAGATCTATTTCCAAACAGACTGTCCCACAAACCATTGAACCAGCTGACAAGGCTGTCCCAAGCTGCCGAAATGCCGTCAATAATGCCATCAATGACCGCGTTGCCCATCTGCATTGCGCCTTCTACAATGTCCGGCAAATGCTCTATAAAGTAGGTCAGCAGGGTCTCCACGATAGATGCAGCGGCAAGCATAATGTCCGGCAAGTGTTCCGAAACGCCCTCTACAAACGCAATCAGCATTTGTCCGGCAGTGTCGAGCATCTGCGGCAAGTTCTCATTTAGCTTTGAAACCAGCGTCAAGACGATTTGCAATGCAGATTGTGCAACGGTTGGCAGCATTTGATAGATGCCGTTTCCCAGCACAGTTATAATCTGAATTGCCGAATCAATAAGTTGCGCCGCGTTTGCGCTGATTCCCGTCACAAGAGTCTGCACGATGTTGACGGCAGACTGTGCCAGCTGCGGCAGAACGGTTTCAATCAAGCCGGGCAACTCTGCCATGATGGGAGGGACAAGGCTCTCTATCAGCTTAGCAGCGCCGTTCAGGGCGGCTTCTATGCGGGGGATGATGTTACTTGCCGCTGTAGTTGCGCTATCCACAAAGTTGCTGATAAGCTGCTCAAAATTGGCATTATCATCGGCAATTCCAGTTACAAGGTTTGACCATGCGGATTTTGTAGCATTTACACTCCCCTGAATCGTTGTTGATGCTTCTTTAGAGGTAGTACCAGTAATGCCCATTGCGTTTTGAACATCATGAATCGCGCTTACAACATCCGCATAGCTGTCAATGCTGTATTTTGTATAGTTTCCCTGCGCGGCGTTCAGCTTGTTTGCGTCATCAAGTAGACGCTGCATTTCCTGTTTTGTTCCGCCATAGCCGAGCTTCAAGTTGTCTAACCATTTTGTTACCCCCGGTTTCCCGGTATTATAAAAAGCCACGCGCGTTTCCGCACATGGCTTTTAAGGGATTAGACTATATCTTCAACTTTTTCAAAAATCCAGCCTTTTTTATTTCTCTTGCGGTATCGACTGTTGTACTTAATTTCACTGTCAGAACAGTGAAAGTATTCAGCCGCCGCTTGTCTGGATTCAAATAGGATTGTCCTGCCGTCGAGATGTGTTGCCCTTACCGGACGTTTCTTATTTTTAATTCTGGAATGATACCCATACGACAGTGCGTTTTCAGAAGGCGTCACCCATCTTAAATTAGAAACGTCATTGTTTGAGCGATTCCCGTCTATGTGGTCAACCCAGCACTTTTCTTTGTTCTCTGGTTTTTCAAGAAAAGCATCAGCAACAAGACGGTGTACATGCTTAGATATTGTAATCCTGCAATATCCACCATTTTTGCTAAGCACCATTATTTGTCCAGTGCTATCTTTCTTAACTCTGCCCTTATTGCTGACTGAGTATCCCGGTAAATCGGGAATCTGTTTCCAAATCTCCACGGCTTTTAATCCTTTCAGAAAAAGTTGGTGCGCACTTCCAACGCCGTACCAATAGGAGTTGTACTCGGTGACGAACCGATAGTCGTTTGACCTTCTATACTTTGTATTATATCACAATTTCACCTGCTTTGCAAGTGTAACTTTGATATAGCATAGTTTGGCACAGGATAACCATGCTGTAAAAGCCATAAACAGTTTAGGTTTCCCCTGTTAGCACAACTGTCTCATGCAGCCATTTCCTGCCGCCTTTTCAGTTGCACACCCGTGGTAGGTTCACGCACGCTCACTGCATAATCACTTATGCAGCGGACATTAGATTTATCGTATAATTTTGCTTGGAAAAACCGTTATACGCGTTCTGAATGCTCTCCATGTCCGTTCCCATTTTGTTGGCATTGTCGGACATGTCACCAATGGCAGTATTGGCAAGCTCTGCCGCCTGTTCAGTATCGCCCCCCAGACTAGACACAAGCGCTGCTGCAAATGTAGTTGCCGTGTTCATGTACTCGTTTGCCGAAAGCCCAGCCGTTTTGTACGCATCGGCTGCATACTGCTGAACTTTATCGGCGCTAGTTTTATACAGCGTTTCAACGCCGCCTACAAGCTGCTCGTAATCTGCATAACTGTTAATTGCAAGTCCTGTCAACGCCGAAATTGCTGTTGCGCCTGCCGTAGTAGCGGCAACGGATACTTTCGCAACGTTCGTAGCAACGTTAAAGATGCCTTTTCCAACTGTTGAAGCAGCCGAACCAACCTTCCCAAACAGTCCCGTCAATCCGCTTGCGCTGCTTTTCGCATTTTTCAAGCCTTTTTCATATTCACTGGAATCCAGTGTGATTTTTGCAAAAAGGTCAAATACGTCCACTTAATCGCTCACCTCCTGCCGTTCTTTTGTTTTCAATCCATGCCGCGCCGCAAAGTCTTTGAAATCCGCCTGCACCTGTTCCGGCGTCCGCGTATCCACTTTGGGCGGGTGGATAATGTCAATATATCTCGCTGGCCTGTCCTTTACGCCTGTCACAGCTACTACAAGGCTCCACGCACTGTCAGTCATGTACACCTTGTACATCTGTTCTTCAAAATCAGCTTTTAAAGCGTAAGGCAGCGCCGACACAAGCGCCTTTGCGCTCAGTTTCGGCATTTTCAGCAGTACAGGGATTACTTGTTCTGCCCGCCACCGAGATACGATTTGAAAAAATCAACAAAACCCTTATCGTTCAGCAGGTCGGCAGCTTGCTTGCAGGTGATAAGGAAATTCTGCTTGCCGATTTCTTCCACCGTCAGGCCGTTGAACGGGGCGAGGATTGCGTACACGTCCTCGCGGTGCTGCTTCAACGCAATGTTCAACAGCTTAACAATTTTCGCAAGGCCAAAGCGCTGCATTGCAATGCGGGTCGTTTCGCCCTTTGGCATCGTTTTCTGCATCTCTTTCAAAAGCGCTTCATCATCGATCAGGTTTGTGATGGGCTGCGCGATTTGCAAAACGACTTCCAGCGCTTCGTCAGTGCTAAGTTCAGAAAAAATCCGCATTATGCTTCATCCTCTCCGGCCTTGATATACACCTCGCACGGCACAGTGTCCTGCGCGGTAATGGAGTAGTGCGCCGTGTATTCAAAGCTCATCTGGCCTTTTTCCTTGTCGCCCGTCTGCAAGCTGAAACCGCCGGTAGACAGCGTATTCATCATGTGAATGGCGCAGAAACCGCCGTTCGTAGTGCCGTGCTTGTCAGAGTAATCGCACAGCAGCCACAAATCGGTAAAGTCGCTGTCTTTCAAATCATTGCGCGGCGTGATTTTGGAAACCTTGGAAGTAGTCGTAACATCCGCAGCGCCAAGCATGCTTTTGGCATTTTCTGCCGATGCCGAAACATAAGTGCCACTGCACTTGACTTCCCAGGATTCAATCTGCTTCAGCTCTTTCATGTTCTTGGGACAGTTATCGATGTCCTCGCCAAAGTCGGTAAAGCTTGGCACAGCCGTAAAGTTGATGCCGCCGGTCGTGGCGCCCAGCAGCGCACTTTCTTCCGGCGCAGTACCGACAGTCGGGTCAAACGTAGTTGCAAGATAGCCTGCGTTCAAGACCAGTTCCTTAAACGCAGATTCAGGAATACGAGTAAATTTCATGCTTTCACCTCAATTTAGGCATAAAAATTCGGCGGTCACGTTGATGTACCGCCGTTTTAGGTTTTTGTCTGTGTCATCTGCCAGCGATTGGCTAAACGGTGAGCCGGGTTTGAGCCAAATAATTCCATCATCGCACGGCAAAGTCGGGTCGCCTTGTGTAAGAGCCGTCAAAAGCTCTTGCGCCTTTGCGTTTGGCACAGCTTCGGATGTGGTATGAAACCACATATTTACTGTGATTGATACAGAATTTGCCCAAGTATCCATCACGGCATCATAGGTCAGGTATGGGAGTACCGCGTCATCCGGCACGGCGTTGCTTGCGTAAGCGGTCATAAACCGCCCAAAAAACTGCTGTAATGCAGCGCCCTTTGTCATGTCGGCAATCCCTCCCGCAATCGTTCAGCCGTAAAGCTTTTTAGGCCGTTAAGCATCGGGGAAGCGCTTGCCGGGGCTTGCTTTTCTTCCGGGCGGCTCGTGACCCGGAAATATGCCCCGGTCGTCACGTCCTTATACACACTGCCGTACTCAATAGGCGCATCTTTCCGCACAATGCCGGTATACACGCTGGTCACACCCTGCGCTTCGGCCTGCCGCGCTTCAAGGCTACTGTCCAGTGCAAAGTAATTCGCAAACTCTGCGCCCTCTCTCCACTCGGTAGCATAGCCGCCTTCTCCGTCAGGCTTTGTCAGCTTGTCCATGATGATGCAACTATGCGAAAAATCATCAAGCAAGCTCATAATGATACCTCACTTCACCGTTTGGCTCTCTATCGGCAATAACGCGGGCATTATTTGCGTTTACATACATTTCAACGATTTTCAAGCAACCCTCAGCCGTACATTTGTCGATGTTCATGCTGAGATTTACAGTAACATCGACGTCGAGTTTATCGGTTCTCATTACAGTTTCCTCCACTTGTTCAGCCGGGACGCAAACACGCCCTGCCAGCCCGTCACAGAGCCGCCAGAACCGCCGCTTGCAGTAGATTTAGTGTAACTATACCCCGCAAAGCTCTCGCTTTGAAATGGGCTGTTTGCGGTGCTCTCATACTTGTTGCGCCATGCTTCCACATCCTCAACCAGAGAAATAAAGGCAGCTGGCACAGCCAGCGCCCACACAGCACCGTCAAACGTTTCATCGGTCAAGCCGCCAGCACCGTACTGGTGCACGCCATCGTTGAAAACGCTCCCGATAATGCGGAAATATTGCCCATCAACTAAAAAAGGCAGCGTAATGCTGCCGTCCTTGATGGTAAATGTGCCGCTGTACGCGCCATCCGGGACCTTAAACCAGTTCCGGCACTCTCGCATCAATTCTTCAAGCATTACGCTGCCTCCTTTTATCAGCCCTTGGTGTTTACAGCGGCCTTAGCCGCAGCAGGATTGACAGTGATAACCGCAATGCCGTCCAGGTACTCGGCCCACAGAGCCATGCCCATAACTGCAAAGCTCTCACCCACAGCAGTGCCATAGTTGCCCTGAGCGTGGAAGCCGATCAGGGGGGTTTCGCCGCTCACGGTGTAAGTCAGGCCCAGGCTCGAAAACTCGCTAGAGGGGTCAACATAGTACAGGTCAATGTTCTCAACGGGGGTTGCAATGACCTTGTTGCGGGCAATCTGAGTGGCGGGCAGCAGGAACAGGGTGCTATAGCCCATAAAGTTCTTGATGTAGGTCAGGCCGAAAGCGTTCTGCACGGTCACCTGCGCACTGCCCAGATAGTCGTAAGCGTCGAGAATGTTGGCAAAACCAACCACCCCGGTCACATCCTTCTGAATGGTGGCAAACTTGTTCAGCACCTCGCCCTGAGCCTTCGCCAGAGCGGCCTGCCAGGAGGCAGCTTCGCCGGTCAGGCTGCCGGTGTTCAGGAAGGTGTAGAATTTGCTCATCACCTCGTTTTGCAGCTTGGTGAGGAAAGCATCGTCGGACTTTTGCACGGCGATTGTCGCGCCGTACTTGTCCACATCCTCGATGGGCACGGCCTTAGCGTACTTTTGCAGGGTGATGTCTTCCTTTGTGGCCTGGGTGATAGTGGCCTTGCTATAGGGGATTACAGCACCGGCGGGCACGGTGCCGCTCTCCAGCGCAATGCTAGCGGTGTAAGACACCAGCGAGGTGCCCGCCTGCTTGCGGATGGGCCGCATGATGCCGTAGATTTCCCGCAGTGCCTCCCAGTTGTCGGCAAAGCGGGTCACAAAATCCAGCTCGCGAGCAGTCACGCCGGTGTAGACATTGGGCAAACTGTCGCGGGGGGTGGTCAGGGTTTCAACTTTAGTTGCTGCCATTTTAAGGCTCCTTTCATGTGTTCTGGTTGTTCAGATTTTCTTCGATGGCCTTCAGGCGTGCTTCATAATCCATGACATAGCGCCCTTTTTCATCTTTTTTGTAGATGTCGGCCATTGTGAGCTTTGCGCCGCCGCTGTTGGCAGGCGGGTTCGCCGTATTTGCGCCCTGCGTGCTGGTAGTAACGATGTAGTCGCTGTAAGATTCTTTCAGGCTGTTTTCCAGCTTGTCAGAATCCTTGATAGCGCCTTTTTCGTCCAGTTCCAGCTTGTCCAGCAGGCCATCGCCTTTGCAAAGCCTGGCGACAGACTGCAAGCGTTTGTCGGCAATGCCGACTTTTTTCAGGGCGGTCTCCAGTGCCTTTTCTTTGGCAGCGGTAGTCTTTTCGGCGGCCACGCTGGTTTTGTAATCCTCAAAAGCCTTGTGCTCGGATTCATACTTTTCCTTGTAACCGTCATCGCCCTTTCCTTTCAGGTCGTCCAGTTCCTTTTGAACGCCGGGAAGTTTTTCCGCATCGGCTTTATAGCGGTCGCGTTCCTCTTTCAAGCCGTCTACGGTTTCAGTGTGGCCTTCCATAACAAAGTCAACCTGGTTTTCGGTCAGCCCTGCCGCAAGAAGTCCTTTACGAGTTAATGCCATGTTTTCGCTCCTTTTCTTCGGTGTCAGTTCTTCGACATTCGCGTTTTATATAAAAACAGCGGTTCTTTGCTGTTTTTGCAAAAGGTTTGTAAAAACGTTTCCTTTCTGATAATTTGAATGGAAACATTTTTTGGGTATAAAAAAGTGGCAGTTTCCAAAATGGAAACAACCACTAAAAAGAGCCGAAAGTCTTATTTGCCTTTCAGCTCTTGTTCGATAATTCTTGTGTACTGCGCGGCATGGTCTGCCACTGCGGGTTTGATGTACGGTTTGGCGCGTTGTCCGTGCGTAAGGTGCCAATCGCCGTTTTCGTCTTGATACGTCCACGGAGTTTGTCTTCCGCCGGGGTAATATATGCCAGTGCCGCACTCCACATATACGCCGTATTCGCTATTTGTGCCAATATATGCAGCTTTTTCGCCGTCGCTGACAGTATGTGTAATGCTGTTGCGCAGATTGCCAGTGTCCACGGGGCATAGCTTTTTAGCGTACCCCTCTGCCACAAGTCCGCATTCTTCCAGTGCCTTTAGGCAAGCAGCGTTTAGCGCTTCCAACACTTCATCGCTGTGGTCTTCAAGTGTGATTTTCATTGCTCAGACTTTCTGCAATAGCCTTTAACGGTGCCAAAATATCATATATGACGTATTCATTATTTCCCATTTTTCAGCCTTTCAAACAAGTCAAAAAGTTTGGGGTCAATTATATCTTTTTCGCCTTTCCAATACGCTGCAAAACTTTCTGCAACGTATTCTTGCCTACTGCTTGTCGCATATGCAGAAATTTTTCCAGAATAATTGTTAAAACTTTCTGTAATATCCACCCCGGATTCTTTTGCGGCCTTCGTAAAAATTTGGTCATCAAGGTAATGGCCAAGCTCATGAATCGTTGTACCGTAGGCATCCGGCTCAAATACATTTGTCCTTCCAGTGTTTTTCAGGGCTTTTAGATAACGCAGCTGCAATGCTGCCGTAGCGTTGCTTTTCCCCTCATTGATCTCTATTGCTTTGTCAATGTTTGGCAATACTTTTTCAAGTAAATCTGCATATTCTTTTTTGTGCGCAGCCATTGTCTTTGCCGACTTTAAATACTTTTTGTTGTAATAGAAATCAGAAAGACCCCATTGATATGCGGCTTCTGCTGTTGTATCTTTGAATCGTTTTTCTCTCGTGTTGAAAGGCACAATATTCCGCAACTTATTCGGCACCGCATATTGTTCAAGCACTTCGGTAAATGCGCGGTTCATTTTATTCGCATATTCGATATCAATGCTACTGTAATCAACCTTTCCGCTATACTTGGTCTTATAACTTTCAACAAATTTGTCGGCGTATTTCTGTGCTTCTTCTATTGTTGTGGCGGGTGTGAATCTTGGCATTTTCGGTTGGTTCTGTTTTTTCCACCCCGCCCACTCTGCATAGGTCATATCTCCCACAAGAACAGATTCCCCCGTTTTGGGGTTTCTGGCGCGTCTGCCGCCGCTGCTTGTATCCTCGCCGTCAACCTCCGCAATCTGGGTACATCGGCAGTTATACACAAGATAGCCCGGCGCGGAAGTGTCGCCAGGGTACATAATCTCGTACCCGTCCACCTTGAACGGCCTGTCAACGTCTACTGTCTGGCCGTCAAGCATTGCGTGTGCGTGGCGTGTGCGGTTGTCCAGCGTTGCCAGCCAGCGCTTTTTGAGCTTTATGCCCATATTCTGCGCTGCGCGGTAAGTATCTAGGCGTCCCGCGTTCTGTGCCCCTGTGACCGCCGTTCGCGCCGTTCTGATAGCGCTCGTGCGGTTCATGTTCTGCATACGGCTTTGCAGGTCGTTTGCCATTCTTGGAATGCTTTTGCCTTGCAAAATGGAGCTTGTGACGCTGGCTGTAATCTGTTGCTTGCCGTACTTCAAATCAATGCCGCGCCGCAATGCACGCTTTGGCGGGTAGTACGGCATCAAGTCAGGTTGTTCAACAATCAAACGTTTCACTGTCTGCTCATCCCACAGCGTAAAATCTGCTTTGTCGGAAACCTGCTCTATTTTGTAAGCTGCATAATTGCGGTTCAAGCTGTAAATGCCCGGCGTGGCGTCATTGACGTATGCAACAGCCGTTGCATTGGCATCAGTGTATCTTTCTGCCACCTTGTTCCGCAGCGCCGTAAAACGCTTGCCTCGGCCCATCTGCGCAAGCCGCCATTGCTTATATTGCTGCTCGGTGATTTCGCCTGCATCGAGCTTTTCCTTCATAGCGGCATCACGCTTCTCGAACTGCTCAAAATAGGCTTTTACCGTGTCTGACAGTTCGTCAGCAGCCTCTTTGTACAGCTTTGCGATGCGCTGTTCCAGCTTGGCGAGCTGTTCGTCCGTCAGTTTGTGGGCATAATCATGTTTTTTCACGGGTGTAAAGCTCCCATTTGCAATCAGCTGGAAGTTTCCCGGAAATTTCAAAATGGTCAAGCCGTTTCAGTTCTTTTTCCGGGATGTTGTCATCCGCGTAAACCGGAGTAATGGTAAAATCCATCGGTTTTATTCCGTCAATGCGGATGGAATATTCCTTATTCTGTTCCATTCGGCTCATTTCTCGCCATAGGTGTAACGAAATTGGGATTTTTGGTTCTGTCAAGTTCCTCTGCCGCCTTTCGCTTCATCAAATCCTCGTACTGGTCTGCGTCTCCGAGAATGGTCAATAGCTTGCGCGTGATGTACTCGTCATCGTAGTACTCCGCTCCGAGCAAGACCGTCTGCGCCTCTTCCTGCTTGTTGATAATCTGGTTGCGCGTGTATGTCGGATCGTCATCAAGACCGGCAACCGCCAAAATACCCTTGATGCAGCGCGTGACGAAGCTTTCAAACTTGTCCGTTTTCAGGTCAAGTGGCACATAACTGGCCTTGATGGCCGTTGCAGTTTGGTTGCCAGCGCTGACAGCGGCAGAATCAAAGGCCTGAAAGTCCTCGTATAGCTTTTTGGTGAGCATATCAATAGTCGCCTGCGTGCCTTGGAACGGAGCTTCGATGCTCTGTGGCGTGGCCTTTGCTCCCTCGTCACCGTCAGCGTGGGCGACATGGGTCGTTTTAAGACGCTCGATAAACTTTGTATCGTCCTGCTCGTCCATGCCTCCGCAGTTGGTCAACACCCAGAAAATCAGGTTGCCTTCGTCAACGTTGTTGACCATATTGCTGCTTGCAAGGTCGAGCGCGTCAATGGTATTCTGTCGCCCCTGTAGCTCGCTGTGGGCCTGTTCGCCGTTTTTCAGCGGGATAATAGGAAATCCAGGATAGTTCTCACCGTCATAAATTTCTGTGCCGTCTGCCTCGCTGGTGCGCAGCTTCAGCTTATAGGCGCGTTTCGGCTTGAGAATCGCCATATCATCGCTTTTGGGCTTTAGATATTCTGTGTAGCCGTCAAGCTCGTACAGCGTGGCGCGCAGTGGCTTATTGTCTGCCACCTGCCAGAAACGGATTCCGGCTTTAATGGAGCCGTCTTCCTCGTCGTACAGTGGAACAAATTCCTCTGCTGCGAACACCTGCACATGGTCGAGATTCCAGAACACGAAAGACTGCCCGTCAATCAAAGCATGGCGGGCAGCGTCCATAATATCTTCGTCAAACGTCGCACCAAGCGCCTTTTTTGTCTCCGGCTCCTGAAATGAAATGCCATTGCCCAGCAAATACGAAACTTCTTGGTCTACGACCAAGCCAAAAAACTTGCTTGCAATCTTGTGATTTGCCGTGTACATGTCACGGTGCGCCTTGCCCTGCATGTCGTAAATGATTTTCTCGTATTTGTTGATTGTAGGGTTTTCTCCGTGGTAATACTTGTTTGCGTTCGCTGCAAGGCGTGTGGTATGGTCGGCCTTATACTCATTGATCGCGCCCAGTATGAAACTCATGCGGGCCTTTTCGTCCTCGCCAACCGCTACAAAATCTTGGTATGTTTTCACGTCTTCTCACCGCCTTTACACGAAAATGCTCTTGTATCTGCTTTCGGCGGTGTCCCCCGCCTTGTTCGCTGTGCTTTCCATCGCATAACGCACTGCATCAATGTGATGGTTGTTCAAATCCGGGTAGCCTTCCAGCACTTCTCCCGTCTTGCCGTCCCGCTCGTATTCATACTCGCTGAACTCTTTTGCAGTGTCCGGGCAACGTTCTGGGTCAATGACAATAGCTTCCAGCATTTGCAGCCATTTTGTGCCGTAACGAACAGATTTCGGCCCCTTGCGGGCAGGGAATGTTTTCACGCCGTACTTGTTATAGTCCGCGATGGATTTCGGCTCTGCGCTATCCGCGCAGACTTTATCCTCACGCGTCAGCCCTCTATCCAAAAGCAGTTGCGCCGTGTCTCTGTTGCTGGTTCTGCGCCGCGTTAGCTCGTCAAAGATGTATAGCGTGCGCCGCGCTGCATCATAGTGCATCGCATTGTATGCCCACGGATCTGGATACCAGCCCCAGTCAACGCCGCGCTTGATTCTGTCGAATGTTTTCAACTGCTCGTCTGTGATTGGTTGAATTTTCAGGTTTTCGAATACCGCTGTGCCGCTGCCGACAACCTCGCCCAGATACTCGTGTCGGTAGGCCGTTTCGTTTGTACGCTGCAAGTATTCAGCATCGGCCAGAAACCGCTCTCCGAGCCATTCTGCTGGCGTTGTTTTGTAGGTGCTATGATGTATCAGCTTTCCATCGCGGGCTTTCAGTGCGTAGCCGTTTGCCCAGTTCCGCGCCATTGCAGGCGGGTTGAAGCTCTTGAACGTGATGAACCAATCGCCGCCGCGCAGGAAGGACTGCTCCACGTCTCGGATTTGCTCTTCCCCGTCAAACTGGTCAAGTTCCTCAAACCAGCAGATGCCTATATAACCAAACGGCACTTTGATTGACTTTACCTTGCCGGGGTCATCAACGCCGAAAAAAAGCACCTTTTGCCCGGTTGGCAAATAGGTGCATTCCATCGGGCTGACTGTGCAGCGGAAATGGTCGTGCAGACCAAGCTCATTGATTGCCCAAACGATTTGCGCATAAACGCTTGTACGCAGTGTGTTGCCGACCTTTCGGAACACTGCCGCGTGGCATTGCGGGTGCTTCAGCAGCTGCAAAATCAGTTCTATACTTATATAGCTTGATTTGGTAGAGCCGCGCCCGCCCTTTGCAAGTAGTTCTTTTACGTTGCCAGCCTTGATTTGCCGGTGCGCTTCAGCAAAGCATGGGGAGACCATAGCCGATAATCTGTTACAGGTCATCTATGATTTGCACCCCGCTGTCTGTCTGTTGTTCAGGCTCGTCTTTCTGCCCCAAATACTGTTTGCCGAGCCAAATTGCCATATTTGCGTTTTTTTGGGCGAGTGCAAATTGATACCGACGCAGAGAGCATTTTCCCTTTCCTCGCTTTTGCTTAAAAACTACGGAAAAACTATCCTTGTATGTCCTTTTGCACCACGCATCAATCGTTTTGTCTGTTACGCCAAAGAAATCGCATATATCTTCTTTTGTACACTGTAACCCGCATAGGTTTTCAAAGTGGTTTTGATCGATCTCTTTTCTCGGGCGTCCTGTTTTTGCCATAAACGCCCTCCTTTTTCTTTTGGCGTTGAATGAATTTCTGCATATCCCTTTTTAAGTACGGGCTGTCTGTCTTTGCGATTATTTTTCGCGCTTCTTTAATTGTCATTTAACAGCACCGCCCTATTCCCCGTCAGGGTTTCCCATCGCTTTACAATCACATCACAGTATCTTGGGTCGAACTCCATTGCATACGCATCCCGACCGTTTTGCTCACACGCAATAACCGTCGTCCCGCTGCCAGCAAACAAATCAAGCACGGCGTCACCGCCTTTAGTGTTGTTTTTGATTTGATAATCGAAAAGCGCCACAGGTTTCATTGTTGGATGCTCTTTATTTTTTGTTGGACGGTCAAATTCCAGCACGGTTGTTTGCTTTCTGTCTGACGCCCACAAATGACCAGCACCAGACTTCCATCCGTAAAGGCACGGCTCATGCTTCCATTTGTAGTCCTGCCTGCCCATAACCATTGCATTCTTGACCCAGATAAGAACCTGCCTGACTTCCCATCCCGCCATCTGGCACGCCGATTCAAAGGCGTATGTCTTTAGAATGGCGTGCCAGATGTAGAATACAGCCCCCGGCTTCATCACAGAATCAGCAGACGAAAACGCAGATTGCAAAAACGCAATAAACTCATCGTCGCTTTTTGCATCGTTTTCGATTTTAAGCGCGTCCTTGGTTTTCCTAGTATAGTCAACCCCGTAAGGCGGGTCTGTGAGCAACATGTCTGCAAGACGCCCCCCCCATAAGAGCGCTTACATCATCGCTTTTTGTGCTGTCGCCGCACATAAGCCCGTGTCTGCCAAGCTGCCAAATGTCACCTTTTTTTGTTATTGGCTCGGATTCCTCATCCACCTCCGGCGCATCGTCTTCTACAACTTCTTCTGTCGCTTCTTCTGGGAGTCCCCAATCAAAATCAAACGCCGACAAATCCAGCTCCGGCAGTTCATCTTTCAGCAGGTCGAAGTCCCAGTCACTCTCATTGCTTTTGTTATCCACCAGCCGGAGGGCATTCACCTGCTCTGGTGTCAAATCGTCCACACAGACGCACGGTACTTCTTTGATTCCCAGCTTTTTTGCAGCCAATGCGCGGCAATGCCCAATCACAATAATGTTGTTTTTGTCCACAACAACCGGCTGCACAAACCCATATTGCTTGATGCTTTCGGCAACATTTTTGATTTGCCTTGCATCGTGCTTTTTTGCGTTGTTTTCGTATGGGTGAATTTCTCCTAGCGATTTCATCACAATTTGCATAATATCCTCCTTTATGCAAAACAAAAAGCCCACACAATTTGTGTAGGCTTATATCCCCCCAAAACCCCTTTGCGCCGGAGGAAAAGCGCGTTCCCGCCCTGTCGGTGTATGCTGTGCCGCCCTCACCCGTTGCGGGGAGCAAATCCGCAACACTTTTTTGATTCCCTGTATTGTCCGCACAGGTCTGGCGGGCGTCATTTGTATACCGCACAGTCTTGCGGTGTTCGGCAGCATTTATACCCGCGCCCCTATCCGCGGTTGAAGTTTGGTTTCGCACTTCACTGTGCGGTCTGCCATCGCGCCGCGCTCCTGATCGGCTTGCCGCTTTGCTTACAGCGTTCAGGTTATCTATCGCGTTTTGCCTGCGCCGGGCTTTCACCGGTGGGAGCGACCAAGCATGTGCCCTCAGCCGGACTTGAACCGGCACACCAAGGCTCTTGCCATTGAGCTACAAGGGCATGTGCGGCTTGCCGTTTGCACGACCATTGTCATCATTTGTGAGGTATACCGCGCACTCTCACACAGACAGGTTGCGACCCTGCCCTCTGGTACTGCACATAGGTCTTGCACCTTTGCCGCGCCGTTGCTTCGGAACGCGGCTCCCTTATTCTTTGTGGATAGAATCGGCTATGCAGCATATAAAATGCCGGTCTTTCCCGGCTGCCAGCTATGAATAGGAGAATTGAAATGGTAAAGAAAAGAGATTTTAGCTATGCCGTAGGCTGTCCCGTTCCTACATCATCCAGCATATCTATAATAGCAGGTTAAAAGTGAACTGGAGTGCACAGATTTTCAATTGCAGCGCGGTGTAATTTCTTTGCCCATCGCTCGGAAATATTTAGATTTATCGCAATTTTCCACCAATACGGGGTGCCGACAATATACCGCTCCCGCAGAACGTCCCGCTGCATTTGGTCTTGAACAGAGTTTATTGCGGTTTCGATTTCTTCCCTTTGCATTTCGGTTTCAATAATCTGCTTGTATAGAGCTTCCTGACGCTCCATGATTCTGCAAACGGCATCCTCGATTTTATTTTTACCGCCAGCAGACACCACCACGGGGGATAATGCTTTAGTGGTCGCTGTTGCCCGTTCACGTTCGCTTTGTATCTGCTGGCGCAGCTGTCGTTCATGATTCCTGCTGCGTTGGTATCTCCATAGCCACACTTTCTTTTGGTTGAATTCTTCTCTGGTCATTGTATCTCCTCTCTTCCAGTTTCATGCAGCGCGGCAGCGTGCAAATATCGCCATTCTTCCACTCGCACGTCGCGCAAAGATGTTCGCGGGCGTATTCATCAACTAGTTGCTGTTTTGTCATGGGGGCACCTCCGTGGGTAGAAGTCATTTTAGAAGCCTCCTTATGATTCTATAACATGCGATGCCGATGCGGGTTACGACCAGCAGCGGCCAGAAAATAAGGACAATAACGTTGTCTGCGCCGTCTACGGTGTCCATTCGGTCTGTGTGGTTGATGTACAGGACGGCGAGCAGGCCGCACAGGTCGTAAACACAGACGGCGGCGATAACAAGAATAATGGTCATGGGGTCACCTCCGTGAGCCAGAATTTGCGTTTGCAATCGCTGCAACTGATTTCGTGGCAATTTTCTTCCGGGTTGTAATCATAGTTAATGTATTTAGGGCACATCCAGAGGTAATCGTCCTTAATTTCCGCCTTTGGGAACATCCTCAGAAACTCGCTCTGGCGGGTCTTGATTGGATTGTCTTTTGCCCATTGCTCGACAATATGAACAGACTTTTCCACGTATTCGCTTGCATTTCCGTTACAGTAGCCATAGTTATCTTCTTCGCAGTTTTCGTGCAATGGGCATTCAGGACAATTGGCTTGACTTTCGCACAGTCTGCGCAAAGTTTTTGTATATTCAACTGCGTCCATAGTCTCACTCCTTACCAATTTGCGTTGATAACTACAAAATCTCCGTTTTCTATTGCGCGATCGACAAGCCACCCAATGCTTACCCATTGGTATGGTCTGTATACTTTGACAAACTCTGCAAGGTCTTTCGCCTGTTCGGATGTGAGCGTCATATCCTTGCCATAAAAATCTCGTTCCGGCTCTATCTTGCGTATTTCATAGGGCGCATAATATCCTATTTTTTCGAGAAACCTTTTCCAGTCATATCCTACCGAATACTCATAGCCACGGATTGTGCCTTTGATTGGCTTTCCGCAGTGCGGACATTTGCCCACATCGTAGCGGCTTATTGTAATACCGAATCCCATTACAAACACTCCTTATCCAGCCCGCGGGCTACATACTGCCCATAGGTCAGGCCCAGGGCGGCGGCTTCGCGGACGCATTGCTCAATTGGTTTTATTGTTTTCTTCAGGCAGGGATGCGCAGCGGGTTTCTTACTTTTTTCAAAACGCCGGCATCCCTGCGGCGCTGGTAGGATGCCTGCGCGCTTTTGATATTGCGCTTGCGGATGCAGGTATCGCAATAGCGCTTTGTGGGCTGGACGTCCCACATAATTTTCCCGCAGGTCTTGCAGAATTTTGTTGTGGTCATAGCGGCTCCTTTGTTTGGGGTGCTTCAATGCCGATGCTTTGCAACGTTACCTGCGCCCAGAGGTCGGCAAGCTGGTCATTGCGGTACTCATTGTATTTATCAGCAACGGGTCCTGTCATTGCATTCTGAATCCGTTTCAGGGTGCGGGGAGAAAGACCGACCTGATAGCACGCCAGCAGACACAGATAGGTGGCGCGGGTAGCAATGTCGTTGCGCTCCTTCATGACGGCCTCCTGCGCACGGCACTGGATGCCTTGAATTTTAGCTTCTGCATAGGCGTCTATGGCTTTTTGCATGGCCGGGGTGGGATGAAGTCTGGCTTTCATGTCTTTCAACTCTTTCCTGTTTTATATAATCCGTATTTTCTGACATCGCGGCAGATTTTAATTCCACGCTCTGCATCTGCCGCGTCCGCTGCGGCATCTGCAAGCCGCTGTGCGCGGATTTTTTCAAACATGGCCGCATTACTCGCCGTAGCGATTGCAAGTGCTGTGGCAGTGCGCATGGCGGTCTGGGCAGTCTTTACACGGGCTGTTCATCGTCCAGCATCTCCTCTATGAAAATTTCGGTGCGGGGGTTGGCTTTGTCGTACAGTACGCGGGAGCCGTCTGTTGCTGCTACGATGTTGCTGTTGTCATCTTTCAAAATCCTGGTATCAACCAGAATATCCATGATGGCGCTTTCAAGGTTTGTTTTATCTACCCTGTGCCGTGTAGGCATGTAATACAAGCACTTGACATTGTAGCGGCCTTCCAGCGGATTTTTGGGCGCTGGTTTTAAATACATCTTGGCAGTTCTTGCGTACTTCAAGTAGGCTGCACTTGGCAGAACTTTTGCGTACTTGCCCTTATGGCATACCGGGCAGTGTGCGCCAACGTATCCGATGCGGGGGCTGTTCTTTTTGGTGATGGGCTTGCCGTAGATTATGTATTTTTGGATCATATAAAGTCCTCCACGCTCATCTGTCCTGGCAGTACATCTTCCTCCATCCACCAACGGAATACATCTTGCCCTGTACCGCCCATCATCCAGCTTCCGTCCAGCTTTCCGCGCGCCCTGCGCTCATCAAGCATCCTGTCAAAGGCTTGTATGTAGAGCTTCTCGTAAGCAGGCCAGCGTCGGAACTCCGCATATCGTTTACTTTTCTTTGCGAGTGGGCATCCGATACACCCCACACGATTCAGCCCACATTCATACAACGGATTCACAGGCACCTTTGCATCCTGCAAAAAGCTCCATACTTGATTGTCCGTCCAGTCCACAACGGGGTTTACTACGCGTTTTGCGGCCACCTTGCACCCTTCAAAGATTTTGCTCGGCTCCTGTTCTTCGCCTTTCAAAACGATTCTGTTATCTTTGTTCCGGGTGTATGCTTCAAAAACGCATCTGTCGCGCTTTCTTCGGCTACTTTCCGCCCACCGCACGCCAGTCGTGATGAACCGCCCGTTTCCGCCCTGTTCTTTCAGCACACCGCAGCAGTACCTCACGATTCGTGTCGGCGGCATCAGTTTTTGCGGGATTAGGTCCCACATACTTGTGCGCTTGCCCTTATAAACGGGGTAGTTAATGGTGCATTTCACGCCCAGATTTTCAAGTCTGGCAAATTCCTGCCGTACAAACCGCACTGTCTCCGGCGCATCCGCAGTTGTGTGGTTGTGCTGCACCTCAAACGGAATGCCCCCCCTCAGTGCAAGCTCTACGCACACGCTGCTGTCCTTGCCGCCGCTGGTCGTTACCACAAGCGGCGTTCCGTAATACTTCAGTGCCATGTCGCTTGCCGCTTTCAACCGCCCGATGGCGATCTTCTCCGGGTCTCCGCTTGTCGGTAGGGTCACAAGGCCCCAATCTTCTTTGCTCACGGTGCTATCTCCTTTACTTTCGCGTAATACTTCTCGCTGTACCAGATTTCCGTCAGGCGGGGATTTTGGGTGTAACCTGCGGTGCGCAGGGCGGCTTCATCGTTCCAGCGCGTGGAATACAGGCGCTTGGAGTGGGTGATGTCGCCGGTAGAGCGGGAATAGGTGATGATTTCAAAGCGTTTCATAATCAGAACGGCAGGTCGCCTTCATCCTCAATGATGGCAAAATCATCGGCTTGACCCTGAGAATAGGCGGGCGGTGCTGCATCAGGTTCACCCTGCGTGCGTTGTGCGGCGTTCTGCGAGGCGGGGCTGGTACTTTCCTTACTGCCGCAGAAACTCACGTTCTGGGCCACGATTTCAACGGCTGTGCGGTTCTGACCGTTCTTGTCCTGATACTGGCGCGTCTGCAAGCGGCCATCAATGGCAATCAGGGAGCCTTTCTGGAAATACTTGCAGACGAACTCTGCCGTCCTGTCCCATGCAACAACGTCCAGCCAGTCTGCCTGGCTCTGGCCGTTGGCGTCACGGCGTCCGCGATCACAGGCGATGCGGAACGACGCAACATTCTTGCCCGTCGTAGTCTGGCGAAGCTCCGGGTCACGCGCAAGGTGGCCCATGATTGCAACAACATTCAGCATATTTTCACCTCAACATGAAATTTTCTCTTGTGTGCGCTTCCCAAATAATACCTGTTTATAGCTCTCCGGAGCCGCGCTGCCAAGCTGTAACACGCCAGCAGCAAACCATTCCGGCAGCGGTATGCCGAGTTCTGTGTACCTGTCCCACGCAAGGCGCATAGACCAGTTATCGGCGACGTTGTATGCGCTGTATTTGACAGCAGCTTCCCGCACCTCGCTTACAGTTGGCTTGAAGCGGTGCGTTTTGGAAAGCTCCTGCACAGCTTTTAGCGCGGCATTGTAGGGAATGTCAGAAAGCGATGCCGCCCAAGCTTTCGCAGTTTCCTCGGCGTTCGTTTTGCTGCAAATGTTATCCCAATAGTTCATGGCCAGCGACAGAAGCGCCGCCGTCTGCTGATAAGTCATCTGCCATGCCTCCTTTTGCGATTTCCCATAGCTTTTCCTGTGTGGTTTTCATCTGCTGCCGTTGTGCAGCGCCTTTCTGCTGGCTTCTGGCCTCTTTCTCGGCAAGATACGCCGCGCGTGTGGTAATGTTTTTTTGCAGGCAGTCACGCAAAATTGCCTGCGCATAGCCCCAAGAACGCTTATTGTTGATAGCTGCCTGATTGATTGCCTCGCAAACAAGGTCAGGCTCTACCTGTTCCAGATAGCTCACAATACTATCAAATGCGGCACGAGGAAGTGCGCCAATGTTCTGCTCGTAGCAATCTACGCATTGTTGCCAGCTTTCGCGCGCTTGCGCGGTAGTCGTAGTAGTAGTAATATTTTGTTCTTTGTTCTTTGTTCTTTGTTCTTTGTATTGGCTTGTTTGGCTATCGTTCGCTTGCGAACGCTTGCGTTCGCTATCGTTCGCTTGCGAACGCTTGCGTTCGCTATCGTTCGCTATCGTTCGCTTTTTAGCGTTTTCTGAATTCTTCCTGCATTTTGCGTTGTACTGTTCTTGAGATACCTTGATATTACGGGTGATGAACCGATACGCAATCACTTCCTTGCCAGTGAGCGGCTCGGGCCGTTCTGCTCCTTCGCAATAAGCGCAAAGAGCATACATAAGCCGTCGAAACTCACCGTCCGAAAGGTCGGACGTATCTTCCATATACCCGGGATAAAAAGGGATATATTTCAATTCAGCCATATTCAGTTGTCCTTATCTTGATGGCAGTGCATATAAATGTATTCGGAATGCGCTGCCATGTTCTGGTATAGCCAATCGTCGGCTTTCTCTTTACTTAGATGTTCGCGAATAACGCGCTTTTCATACACAAACTCGCCGTTAATTTTCTTTTCGGCTATGCGGTCTTTAATGTCTGCTTCTGTGTAATTGGCTTCGACGAGATAGAGATTATAGCCTTTGGCTGTTATTCCGTTCAGATTGTTTGCGTCTGTCGCATAGAACAATCTTTCAACGGGAGGCTGCGGCAGCTCTATATGCCAGCAGCAATTTTGTACATCATGCTTTGTTTCCTGCGCCTTAATTCTGCACAGATTCTTATAGTTGTACCAGCGTTCTGTTCGTATCACGTCAATCTGGCCCATTTTAACGCCAGCATTCACGAGGGCTGCACATAACCACACACAGCACGCAAAACGCAATGTGGGCCGCTCTCTGGCGAGCCTGCGCAGCGTGGCGGGGTTGAAGTGGTCGCCGTGAATGTGCGTAAGAAGTACGAGCTTCAAATTCTTGTAATCGTCTGTCAACCGAGAAAATGGAACGCCGCAATCAATCAATATTGTGTTTTGAATGAGAACGGCGTTCCCTTGGCTTCCGGTTGAAATTATCTTGCAGTCCATCTCACAGGCTGCTCAAGTCGATTTTCTTCGGCTCGGCGGCTGCGGTCTGGGCTTCAACGGCCTGTTCGGCTTGCGGCTGTTCAATCTGCGGTACAGGCTGTGCGGCAGCTTCAAGGCGTACATCCTTTGCGGAGGCCACCCGCTCTGCGATAAACTGGCCGTCGTTGTCATGCGTGATGGTGTCATCATGCTCAAGTGCCGTTTGCATATCAACGCTCATAACGCCCCAGCGGGAAATGAGCTGCCGCAGCATCGTCTTGCGGGCCATGTCATCAAAGTTCTTGTACCAGAACGAGGAATACTTCCACATTTCGCTCTGCGGAACTTTCCCGGCGAGCAAATCCTCATAGCCTTTGCGGCTGAATGCCGGGCTGTAGGTGTCTGCATGGGTCATCATCTTTTCATTCGACCAGTAGATAACCTTGCGAAATCCGTTCAGGTACTCAAAGAATGCCATGTAACCGACTGTCGGCAGGGCATCGCGCACATCATCGTCCTCGATAAACTTAAACCGGGCTTTTCCGGTTTCGGGGTCTTTACCGCTGTACTCGCCCTGCTTGATAACCATAACATCAAGGTCTTTGTACTGGCCGCTGCGCAATGCAAGCTGGATATAGCCTTTATAGCCAAGCACAAACTGTGCTGTAACGGTCTGCTGGCGCTTGTTCTTGAACGGTACAAGGTAGTATTGACCAAGCTGGGGAGAGGGGGAGAGTTTCAGGCTCTCACCCAGCAGCGCACCGGCAAGAATCGTACCGGCGTCACATTCCTGCAAGGCCGGATTCACAGCGACAGCGCTCGTGATGCTTGCAGTGAAACTGCGGGCGCGGTCAGGGTCTCGCAGCGTGTTGTTGATTAAGTTCTGGTAGCTCTGCGTAGTGATCATTACGCTGAACTTCGGCTTCTGTGCCAACTGCTGATTAGATGTCGTCATAGCTCATACCCTCCTGCATGATAAACTGTTTTAGTTTCTTCAACTGTTCGATAGTGCCGCGAACGGCGAACTTTACTTCATAGACAGCAGGCTGTGTTTTCTCCGGCTCCTGCACGGCTGCTGGCTGTTCTTCCTCAGGTGCAGATACATCTTCAACAGGCGGCGCGGCGTGCTGCGGCGCTTCTTCGATGGCCTGTTGTACCTTTTCTTCTGCCGCATGCTGCTGTTCCAGTGCAGCGCGGCGCTCGGCCTCTTGCTGCTTTTGCAGTTCGATTTGCTCATGCCGAGCGCGAACTGTACTCAACGCCAGCGCAACATTCAGCGATTTTTTGTACTCGACCAGCAACTCTGCGGCGTCATCATGGCGGGAAAGTTCCTGCACCTCTTCGGCGATTTTAAGCACAGTCGATGTAAGCGCGGTCTTTGTGCCGTTCACGCTGGTAGAAAGCCCAATTTTAAGGTTCATCTGCTCAAAACGCAGCCAGGGCAGATTATTTGCTTTGCAAAGCTCGTCAAAGTAGCTCTGTACGGCCTTGACCTTATCAGCCTTCAAGCCTGCTTCTACCTCATCAATGCGGCGCTTAAGCTCGGCATCTGCCTTCTTGTACGGGTCGGAGATGCAGTCCTTATAAACTGCTTCAAACTGGTTGTACGGCTCCATGATGGCTTCTTTAACGCGCTTTCGATCTTCTTCCATCGATGCAAACTCTTTGCCCAGTTCCGTGCGGATTTTCTTTACATCTCCGCGCGTTTCTTCCGTGCAAACAAGTTGCATCGCGTTCTTCGTGCGGGTCTCTATATCGGCTTTCACAAGCTGAAGATGCTCTTCGATAATGGGCAACTGTTTCAGCGTGATTACCGGCATTTTCGTTTCCATTTGTCAAACCTCCATGTATTCGAATCTGCGCATGCTCTGGCTCATTCCTGTTTCAGCGGAAAGCGTAAGGTCTCGCATCTGCTGATATTTGATGAAGTCTGGCGTAGAGCGGTCATGTATAATCTGTTGCATGGCCTGAAAGTGTTTCTGGTATTTATCAGGGGCGTTGTCCTTGAATGCGGTTCTCATTCTCTCGCAAGTCATCTTTATCCCTCTGCTGCAACCGCAATCGGGATGCCGAGCGCGGTCAAAACTGTCTTAACGTCTAAGTCATCGTAGCGGTAAATCGCGCCGTCTAGGTCTACAATCTCGTCGCCATCGTAGTACGGTACGCCGTCAGCGTCCGTTCCAATCGGTTCATCATCATAGGGCGGGAAGGGGTTATCTTGATGCCCCCAAAAGATGGTCATTCGTCTTCCTCCTTGGGATACAGTCCGCACAGCAGATTCAGCGCCAGCAGGGCGGCGATGGTGGTGGGGATGTTGAGAGAACCGAGCGCGGCAAGCAGCAGCACCAAATCTGCGGTGATTGCCAGCTTGACGGCGGCGCGTTTCAGTGATAGAATACAGTTAGAGCTTTTTGCGATGCTCTGTTTTTTTGCCGTTCCGGTGGTGGTGCACCGGGGCGGCGTTTTTGTTTTGGTCATGTGATCAGGTTCCTTTTAAAAAGTTAATCAATGCAGTACGCAGGTTTTCAAACTCTGTAATGTCGTCCTGTGAGACGTTAGGCGTGACGGTAGATTTTGGCACATCAGCCACCGGGTAATACGTTGCAAATTCGTCAAGCGTGATGCCCAGTGCGGCGCATGCTTTTCCAACCTCCGGCCAACGCCAATCATTAGCGCCGTTGATGCGGTTTGACATCTGCGTTTTGGACAAGCCGCAAGCATCTGCAAGGCGTTGTTTGTTGTAGCCCTTGCTTTTGATAAGAGCGGTAAAAGCAAGGTTTGTCATGTTCATCATCTCCTTGTAACACATATCAAGAAGTTGTATACTGTGCGAAAGGGGGAAAATAGTATGGATTTAAAAATTCCAGATTTTACAAAAGACATCAGCTTTGCTTTTTTATTTCTGTAGATGTATTTCTTTTCCATCAAGAAAGAAATAAACTTTTTCTCTTCAACTCCAAGTTGTTTTGCCGTCTCACGAAAGCTGGTCAGCAAATTACGGTCTACAAGTTCGTCAAAATATTCAGCTTTAGGCTGCATAATAGCATTCTGAACTGTAAGTTCCGAAATCCTCGCCTCACGTTCCGCAAGCGTTTTGTTGGCAACCAGCAGGGCTTTAGCCATCAATTCGGATGGGGTAAGCTGTTCCTGCCCGGCGATGTAACCACCGTTTTTGCGGATACTGGGCAAGACTTCACTGGTGACCCACTTGCGGAAGGGTTTGGCCTCCGGCTTGTCGCTGCGCAGGATGACGTTGTACAGGCCGCTCTCGTTGACAGCCGTCATTTCCTGTGCACCACCAAGGGTGTCCACTCTGACCGGCGCCCTTTCGTCATCGTCCAGCCGTTCGGCAGCATCCCGGTATTTGGAGATGCCCAGCACCTTGCACACGTCCTTCAGGACGAACCACGGTTCACCGTTCATCTCAACCGTGCGTACATCGTTGTTTTCGTACTTAAAAATCTGAATGTTGTTCATTCGCTCACTCCTTTCTTTCTGCAATTAGTTCACTTACAGCCGCTTCCATCTTCTTCTGAATGTCAGGCGGTTTGCGCTTGCTGTTCAGAATCAAACAGATATACGGCTTACCGTAACCGAGCTTTTTTGCCACATCTTCATAAGAAATGTCGTTGTTGTGCATTTTCCCAATCAAACGGCCAGTCCACGCTTCGGGCATTTTTTCACCTCCTTAGTAAGAATTAGCAGTAAACAAAATTGACTGCCGCGACACAATATGCTATAATCTGAATTGCCAGAGTAAGGCAGAAAGGAAGGTGGTCGTCCTTGACCAAACTTTTGAGTATGCCAGTTCCAGACTAAAGAAATTGCGTAACGCGCTATGGCTTAAACGGCTGCCCCAAAGCTGCCAAAGGTTACGGCAAGTCCACAGAATTGCAAGTTCGTTTTGCAAGCAGCGGATGCGCATTGCACAAAGGACCGTGTACTTGCCCGCTCACATTGAGCAGTTCCGTTGCTGCAAACTTGTTCTGGTAAAAAACTTTGGGGAAAATCCGTCTGCTAACGAACAGCAGGCGGATTTTTTTTGCTGTCGCGGCAGTAATTATGGTTGCAAAAGTTTACAAAGTATGCTATATTGTAGTTGTCAGATACATAAAAGCATTAGGCACGGGCAAGAGGTTGCCGGGGCTTTGTTTGTTGCAAACTTTTTAAACCATGATTATAGTATACAGCAAACTTTTTAAACCGTCAACCCTCCTGTGCGAACTTTTTGAACTTTAGCATTTTGCACAAATTGGAGGTATTGTTTTAGTGTTTTATGACAAGTTTGTAAACCTTTGTGCTTCCATTGGGAAAAAGCCTACACCGGTAGCTCAAGAATTAGGGATTAGCAAAGGTACAGTTGCGAGTTGGAAAAGGAGAGGAAATGACCCAACTGACGCATATTTGGCAAAGATTGCAAATTACTTTGGTGTATCTGTTGACGAATTGCGCGGGGATACCGAAAACGAAAAAAAGCCCACCGCACAAAGCGATGGGCTAATATCTGGTTTGCCGCAAGATGTACAAAAAATTATTTCTCTTTGCCAAGAGAACCCTCAGCTTGCAAGCGCTCTATTAAATCTTGCGCAGCAGTTACAAAATCGGTCATCTGGTCAGGCGTAAAGGTTGAAACGATTTCAACAAGCTTTTCTGTGTCCGTCATTTCTGATTCCTCCAATCAAATAAGGTTGTGATACTATGGGCTTTTTTGACTTTTTGAAGCCGAAACCAAAAGTAAATGTTTCCATAACTACACATGAGCCGCCTAAAGATGAAATTGCAAAGCAATATGCTAATTACTGCAAAGCACAAGCAGAAAAGCGGCATGCAGAACAGGAAGAGCGTGCAAACGATAATTTTCTGGCGCTTTCCGCTGATGACCTGGCAGACAAAAACGGCCTGAAACCAACAGAAATTTTAATGCTTTCTTATTTAGAGAAATATTCCAGCGGAAAGCCTGTTGCAAAGTTCTGGCATTATGATTATGGTGTTGATGATGTTTGGCCGATTATTAAAAAGCTGGAATCAATGGGATTTGCTGAAAACGGGGAATTGACCGAAAAGGGAAAAGCAGAACTAAATGACAATGAATACGTTTATTTTTATCACAGAAAATCTTATGCTCATTTGGCTTTTACCTTGCCAGAGTTTTGTCGTGCCGTAAACGCTCAAAGAGACATCCCGTATCGGGATTTAATATGGGAGAAATACAATAAACTATACATGGGATCAATTTCGTCTCCCAAAAAATGTCGTGATTTACGATATTCTATGTATGAGTTTTTGGTAGACGAAAAAAAGTTTGAAACGGCTTTTTCTATGCTACTTGAAATACCTTTTTATGATATGAACTGCCAATATCCTTTTATAGCTCCCAGTATTATGCAGGAACTAAAGAAAGCCCAAAAAAAAGCTGGCTTTACTGAAGATCAAATTTTTGATATGGCAAAAGAAAGATACAGCAGGATGCTTGTTGAAAACCCAACTGTTCCTGCGATAGATGCCGCTGGTATTGTAACATCTTACATTTTTGGAAAAGATGGTCTAGCTCAAAGAGTTTTGAAATCTTACAACATAGATTGCACCCGGCTGTTTTCTGGCAACCATTGATTGTATTTTACACAACTACTGGTTGTATTTCAACAATTTCACAAAAATACTCATTTGTCAAGTCTTTGCTGTCCTATATATCGGATTTTCAGCACTTGACAACCACTTTTTTGCCGCTTTCTCCCATGATGGGACGGCGGCTTGTTTACCAGCTTTTCCATTTTCAATCGCTCCTTTGCAAAAATTGTACTGCATTCACAATATGTTTTTTGTCGGAGGATGTAAATAACCAAAAAAGAAACTGCGATACACGACTGATTGTTGACATTTGCATCGGGTCTGTCGGGTTTATCCGCTACTAAACAAAAAAGCCCCTGCCGGTGTTCGTACCACCGACAAGGGCAAAGAGCCGTCAACATAAAAAGTTGACGGCATTATTATAACACACACAAAAAGGAGCCGCAATATGAAAAGGACAAATACCGCGAAATGGATTGAAAGCGCCGGGCGTTGGCAAATCAACGTGCAGAAGGACGGAGTGCGCAAGACATTTACCAGCGCCAAGCCGGGCCGCACAGGCCAGAGGGAAGCTAACAAAAAAGCAGATGAATGGCTTGACATAGGCGTAAAGACGGAACGGATTAAGGTTTCTGACGCATGGGAACAGTTGCTGCAGCAGAAAAAACTTGTGTCTGATGCAGAATACAAAAACATGGCCTCGTTCGGTCGCTCCCATTTGCTGCCAGCCATCGGGATCAAGTCGATAAAAGCCGTTACTGAACAGGATTTCCAAAAAATTATAGATTATGCGTTTCGCCATCCACAGGGAAATAGCAAAGATCCATTATCCAAAAAGACATTACAGAACTATGCCAGCTACTGCAAGCAGTTTGTGAATTTTTGCCGAAAATCGAAATGGACAACGCTTGAGCTTGAGGAGTTACAGATTCCGGCAGCGTCCAGAAAAAAAGGAAAGAACGTGCTGACAGTTGAAGCGCTGAACACGCTGTTAAAAGTAGATACGACCATCATGCGCGGAAAATCTGTGCATGATGAATACATAAATTATTATAGGTTCCAAGTGCTAACAGGCATGCGGCCCGGTGAAATGCGGGGGCTGCGATGGGAAGACGTTGACGGGAATCTGTGCAGACTGAAGCAGGCTATCAATGCGCACGGTCAAATCACGCAGGGAAAAAACGAAAACGCATTGCGCACGGTCGTGCTATCCAGACGAGCAGTGGACGTGCTGGAAGCTCAGAAAGCCGTGACTGGAAAGCAGGCGTACATCTTTCCGATGGCGTCTATGCACACCTACTACCACCGCTGGCAGCGCTATCAGCGCTCTAATGACATGCCGGAGCTGAGTCTTTACGAACTGCGCCACACGTTTGTGAGTATCGCAAAGGAGTTGCCGACTGGCGAATTAAAGCAGCTAGTCGGGCATAGCGAGGATATGGACACATACGGCACATACTCTCACTACATCGCTGGAGATGACGAACGGACAGCCCAAAACCTACAAGAAATCTTTGATAGATTGGTGGACTAAAAAAGTACACACTAAAAGTACACACTTTTTTTCTTAAATGTATGAAATAGCAGAAAAAGTATGTGATAAAACAAAAAAATATAGCAATATATCGCTATATTTTTAATCACTAAAAGCATGGTGTATAGTTCGAGTCCTGTCACCTCGACCATAATAAATGCCGTAGATTTGTTTAAATCTACGGCATTTTCTTTTTCAAGTACACATTTTAGTACACACTCACCTATTTTCTCTGCAAACTGTGTACCAAATCATTATACACATCCGGTCTCACTTCTTTCAGCGCATCCATAAACTCATCCAGCACACGCCACACTCGCCCGGTATCGGCCTTTTTTACAATCTCCAAAAATTCACTCATCCTGTAAACGCTCCAATTTCCGCATTACGCCATTATAAACTTTAGGGTTTGCTACATACAGGGCCGACATAAGCTCATCCAGCACGTTCAGCGCCGCTGTGGTGTCTACATTTGACACAGCCCGTAAAAAGTCACTGCTGCCAACAGCAGCCCTTGTAGACGGCTCTGCCGCTTCGTAGTAGCGCACAGGCTCTTGCAGTTCTGCTTTCTGCGGGGAATGGGATGCATCTGCAAGCTGCTGATTTTTCACAACATACAATGCCGCCAAATTTTTAACTCTGGTCATGGTGAGTTCGCTGTTTTCGATTTCGGCTATAGCGCCGTCAATCTCTCGCACGTCAACCATAGCCCTTACACCTCACTTTAACCGTTTCGCATCGTATCAATGCAGCGCTGGATGACTTCCCTGTCTTTGCTGTCAGCCCCGCGCATAATATCTTCCATGCGGGAAATCAGTGAATCGCGCCCATCGTCCATGCTGTAGTGCCCGCGCACATAATGCGAACCGCGCCGCGCATAGCTGCTGCCGCGTCCATAATTGCCGCGCATGTTGGCGCTCCAATCACCATCGCGGCTGTAATCTTCATCGCGGCTGTAACCGTCATCTTCCAGCATGACAATTTTGTCGATGTTTTTGATAGTGTCAGTCAGCTTGTGAACAGTTTCCAAGTCACCGGCAGACATTTCGCCTTTTTTGCCGATTTCGTCAAGCTCATCGCACAGCATATCCTTCAGATCATACAGGGTTTTCATACTCATTTTCATTCTCCTTTCAGCCGACGCGCTCGGCAATGAGATTCGAGTTTGCAAAAAGCACCGCCTGTGCACTCGTGTTCTTTGCGGCAACCGTCACGCAGCAACCGCGCGGGACGTCCACAAACGCCGCCACAAACACGTTAAAGTAATTCTCCAATGCTGCAGGCGTAACCGTTGCAGTGGCGCTGGAAAGCGGCTCTCCGTTGATTGTGAGCGCGGTGGTAATCGCGCCAACAGTGCCGCCGGTGGGAATTGCAATGTTCGCGCCAAAGCTCACCTTATAACGCGCCTTGCACTGGTTCGTGATGCCACGCAAGGTGACGATGCCAGCGCCCTCACGATGCACAATGCAGCTTTTTCCGCAAACTGCCGTTTCGGTAAGCGGCACATTCTGCCCTGCGGCAACGTTCACGATACTGGAATTCGTAAATTCAGCCATAAAATCAATCCTTTCATATAAATATAGCGGCGGGGCTGTTGCCCCGCCGCTATTTTTTGCAAAATCAGCACGGAGCTGAACAGTTTCCTATTTGGAAACAGTTGCTATTCAGTTTTAGCATCCGCAGCCGTTGCAATTGCCGCAATTCCCATACTGATACGGAGCAGGAACGGGGAAAGCCGGAACAGGGCGGGGGTTGTAGTAAGCGAGCTGCCCGCTCATATAGGCTTTCAGCGTTTCATTCTGCGCAGCCTGACTTGCGGCAAGCTGTGCGGCAAAAAGCTGCTGGTTCTGCTCGGCAATCTTGGCATCCTTTGCCTCGATGCGCTGCGCCGTCAGTGCGTCAAGGATTGCGCGCGCGTTGGCGTTTTGGTTGTCAATAATGTCGCGGGTACCCGTGCTGATTGCCTGTCTGGTCTCGCACCCCTGCGTTGCCATGTTGTAATTTACGCCCTGGATAGCCTCGCGGGTCTCGCAGCAGCAATTGGCCTGCTGCATCTGCATGGCAAAGAGCTGCTGCATAAATGCGGCCTGCTGGTTTGCGCGGCTGATTTCGGCGCTCATAAAGCCTTGCTGCATAGCGTTCTGCACACCGTTGACAAGCTGTGCCTGAGCATAGAATCCGTCACACAGGCCGTTGTTCACGACATCGATTTTGCGTTCGATGTTGGCAAAGTCGCTGGTGAGGATGTAACCATCGACAGCGCCAGCACCATTACCGCTGCCAAATCCGTTGTTGCCCCAGTTACCGCCCCAGCCGCAGAAAACGAAGAGGAAGAGAATAATAATATACAGCAAACCATCGCCGCCAAAGCCCCAGCCGTTGTTATTGCTCGTATTCGCGGGCTGAACAGGCATTGTCATAACAGTGCCGTCTGAAGAAAGACTCATGTTTAACTCCTTTCAAAAGTTGAATGTATTGTTCACCGTGCGCACGGTTTGAACCTATTGTAAAAAGCTCTGAAACTGCTGCGCCATCGCTTGCAGCTGGTTTAGCTGCTGCTGGCTCATCTTGCCGGATTGCAGCAGCTTTTCCACCTCTTGTTTGGGGTCGCCCTGAAAGTTATTGCGGAACTGCTGAAACTGCTGCATCATTTGCTGGAATTGTCCCATTGCGCCCGGCATTTTGCCGCCGCCAAGAGCGTTAAACAGAGGGTTGCTCATTGTCTGCCTCCTTTTTCTTGCGCGTTAAAGGTTTATCTGCCGCCAGCGCGTCAAAGCGGGCTGTCAACGCGTTGAACTCTTGCCTTGTGACATATTCCTCTTTCGGTTTTTGCGAGGTCTGTACGGGCTGTTTCTGGCTTGCCGTGCGTTCCGAGTAGTCAAAAACGCGCAATGGCTGCGGCATACCGCTGGCATCGGTGGCCTTAATGTAAAATGTACTGTTTTCGCTGTCCATCAGCAGTACGCTGTTCCCTGCCGCCACCATATACGCTTTGGCTCCTTCTTCACCTTGCACCCAGATAATAGGCGAGCTTTGCTGTGCCGGTTGCTGCTGCGGATATGCCGCTTGCCGGAGCTGTGTAAGCTGATCGGGCATGGCCGACGGCATCTGCTGCCCCATTGGATAATAGTTCGGCATATAGCCGGGCTGATACGGTACGCCAAACGCCATAGTCAATCATCCTTTCTGCCAGTAGTACAGCGGCACTTCATCTCCGCTGTCCCATGTATCCAGCCAGTCCCCATTTTCCACGCACACAACATGCGTAGCCATTGCCAAAATATACGTGCCGTCCGAGTGGTCTTTTGCAAACTGCGCCACTGTGTAACAATCCGGGCAGCTGTTTGGCAACGTGTAGCGCTTCCAACCACATCGTCGCAGATAACTGCCCCAGACATAGTTTGCAGACGGCATATCATGCAGTTCAAATCCTGCCAGCACCAGCGCCGCATATACAGCCGCCCATGATTGATGCGTTGCGGCTGCAATGGCTCTGACGGTACAATCTCCGACGCGCTTTTGTTCCGGGTTTAGGTTGATTTGCTTGTATGCCATCCGAACCGCTCCTTTTATCTTAATTGTACACAAAAAAACGGCACACTGTGGGCCACCGAAGTGCCAACATTGTGCCGTCTTTGGGACAAAATAAAAAAGGGCGCGGCCACAAAAGCAGCCGCGCCCTTTAAATTAGCCTATTTTGTTTTTGATGCTGCGAACGCGCCGTTTTACCGTGCGCTCGCTACAATTCAGTTCTGCCGCAATATCAGCATTGCGCCAACCGCGCCGCCGAAGCTGCAAAACATCCGTTTCTTCATCGGTCAGCAAACCGCCGACAAAATCAAACTTTGGCATGATTACTCATCCTTCTTGTTCTTGCTTTCTGTCTGCGTGCCAAAATAAAAGGCCACAACCATCGTCACAATGGTCATGACCGTGTCAGGCTGTAATTTCTCCCGCAGCGCCAATGCCGCAAACACTGCAACGACAACCAGCGTCACAATGGTCTTGACCTTGAAAAGCGCTGCAATGTTCTTGATAAAATCACCCATAGAGCTGTACCTCACTTTCCGTCCAAATCGTGCAAACGCTGCTCATGCCGTTGCAGCGTTTCATCTTGTTCTTCGTTGTGCTCCCACAACCGTTTATGGCTCGCACTGTTGCTCTTGTCGTTTTCCTGCACTTGCTTGGCCACGCTGTCAAGCAGCGCTTTCAGCTGCGTGATACTTGTATTCAACTTCAACAGCGGCGTCGTGACCGTTATAATCAGTCCAGCAAGTACAACAATGTCCTTGACGATATCCCAATCTGTCATCCTTCACTTCCATTCCGGGCGTCAGGCCCATTCGCTTTTATACAGTCCTGCATCCGTCAGGCCTCGTTCCTTGCACAGAAGATAAATCGCATCTGCATCTCCCTGCGTCACCGGCCCTACCGTGATGACCTGCAACTTGTTTGCAGGCTTGTCCGCTGCGGGCAGGGCCTTGACCAAATGATTCAAATCAACCACCTCGGTGATGCCCGGCACGCTGCCCTTTGCGGCCTGGCCGTACTGGTGGATGTATCGCGGCAGGCTCGTGGCGTAGTTGGCGCGGGTGTCGGCCAGCCAGCCGATGTAATCTTCACACAAATAGGCGTAGTCGATGTTTGCGCTTGCGAACGCCGTGAAGGTGTAGATGCCTGCCGTGAATCCGTGCGCTTTGGCCCTCTCACAGAACGCCATTGCAATTGCCGTGCGCTGGTCTTTCGTCAGGTTGTCGGCGCGGCCATCGTGAACGCCGGTCTTGGTTGTGTGTCCCCATTCGCTGTCGAAGAACAAGGGATAGCCTGTCGGGGCCAGGCTAGCGCAGAAATCCGCTTCGGCACGGGCCTCGTCCTCGGTGATGGCCTGACTAAAGAAGTAGAACCCCAGCAGCTTGTTGTTGGCCTTGGCTCCGGCCAGGTTGGCGTCGTATTGCTCATCCTTCATCAGCTTTCCGCTGCCGTAGCCGCGATACCCGATGCGAACAATGGCACGGTAGGGAACCTTTGCCCAGTCGATGGCGCCCTGATGGTGGGACACATCAATCAGCACTTCTTCGCCGCCGGGTTGTGTAGCGTCTGCGGGTTTTTCTACTGCGTGTTCCCCGGCGCGGTAAGTAAACACCCGCCCGTTAGCCGTGGTAAAATCGCTGTCCAGCCACACCAGCGGGTTGGTGCGGCTGCCGTTCAGAATGACTTCAAAATGCAGGTGCGCTCCAAACACATTGCCGGTAGTGCCGCTATAGCCGATGAGGTCGCCCTCTTTGACCTGCTGTCCAAGCTTGACGCAATATCTGCTCAGGTGTGCGTACCGCGTCTGCAGCACGCCGCCTTTGTAGGGCGCGTGCTTGATGCGCACCATGTTGCCATAACTTTGCATACCCGTCCGGGTGTGGCCGTCCCAGTTTTGTACCTGATCCACGGTGCCGTTCTCGGCAGCGTATACCGGCTGCGTGCTGGTATTGCCGATCCGGGTGCGTAGGTCGATGGCCCGGTGCAAGCTGCCGTCGTTGTAAAACCATCCTTGTGTGATGATGTGCTGGGCCAGAGGCCACGCCAGCAACACCTCACCGTTTGAGAGTCTCATTGATCTTCCTCCTCGTACAGCGGATTTTGAATCTGCTCATTCGTTCCGCTGCCTTCCTGCACCGGCTCCCAGCTGGCCTTTACCCCCAGCGAATATCCCGCCACGGGGTAGCACACAACAGGGTTGCCGCTTTCTTCCAGCGGTGGGCAAAGCATATCAATGATGTGCTTGCTGCTCCACGGCGCGTCCTCGCTCACCGCCACATCATCAATCTGTACGCCGTCCTTTCCGGCAGGCCCCTCCGGGCCAACCTCTCCCTGCGGCCCCTGCTCACCACGCTCACCCTGCGGGCCAGTATCACCCTTGGGGCCAACCGGGCCAGTTTCGCCAACAGGCCCCTGCGCGCCGGTATCGCCCTTCTCGCCTTGTACACCCTGAACGCCCTGCTCACCTTGGGGGCCGCGCTTTCCGGTGTCGCCCTTCTCGCCCTGTGGCCCTCGCGGGCCAGTTGCACCCGTTGCCCCGGTAGGGCCTTGCATTCCCTTTTCTCCTTGCGGCCCCTGCGGGCCTACGGGGCCTCGCGGGCCAGTATCTCCCTTGTCGCCTTTGTCGCCTTTGGCTCCATCCTTGCCGTCAAATTTGCCGTTAGCCGCATCATTTCGCAAGTTATCGGCCACGCTCTTTGCTTCCGCGCTGTTCTTTTCTGCGTTAAGCGCAGCCTGCAAAACCTGCGTGGCAAGTGATTCACTGGGTTTAAACGGCTCAGTTCCACCAACGGGGCCGCGTGTAATCACGTTGTATCCCTGCGTTTTTGTGATGCGCTGCACACCATTGGCAACGCCGCAATACACGATAGTGCCCGTACCCTCATTGGCGGTTGCTTCGGCAGGCACATCAATCAGGCCGTTTTCCGGCAAACGGATTTCACGGGGTTCGCCCTTCGGCGGGTTAAACGTTGCCGTTACAGCAAGCCCGCTCCACGTATCGTCAAGGGTCACATGCAGCCGCTCGATACCGTAACTTCCAAAAGTGCCAAGCGATAAGTTGCCGGGTCTAACGCTGTATCCTTTCAGCTGTACTTCATGCAATGCCATTACACGCCCTCCAATCTGGCTTTCACCGCATCCATCCACTTTTCCGGCACCTCGCCGTCTGATAATCTCATAATATAAACTCCTTAACCGATGCAGAAATAAGGGCGAACGCCACGAGAATCGGAAGCGCCGTATTGGTCTGCATCGCCGCCGATACCTGACTGTCGGGGTTTGCGCAGATCATGCCACGCACCCCATCTCGGGGATCAAGCTGTCCGACGCCAGATATGCACCGACCGGTAAGGGGGAAGGTTGTTGTGGGGCTGACCTTCACCCGCTTGACGGGTCGTAAGTCCTGTGTTGTCGTACTTGTCGTAGGGATAAGTTGGTGCATATTGCTCTAATGAGCCACCGAATCCGGATTGGATTTGGATCGCCCATCCGTGGAGCTGATGCTGATGGGACGGAATCTCTGACACAGTGAGCGTATGCTGTGCTTCGCCGCCCTCGCTGCCCACGGGGTAGGTATCGCTGGCCCCCATCAGCATGCGGTTCTGCACCTGCACCCAGCTTGTGCCGGGCCAGCTGAGGGCAGGGTTCGTGGGGTTCTCTGTCTGCAAGTAATCGCCGATCCTGTACGGGCATAGAGCGGCCATATTTTGCACGATCATGTTCCACACCGCCTTTCGGCAATCCGGGGCTTAGAGTGCCCCCCTGCAAAATATCGTTTATTCGTCATATTGCACAATACCTCCTTATGCGATGCGCCGCTTGACGCACGACCATTCGCAACGGCGTTGGGGGCTGTCATAATTCGCAGCAGGTCGTCTCTACTGGGTTCTCTACTGATTTCAAAGTACGGATTATTCGCTGCTCCACTCATTGGCTTACCTCCAAAACAAACACCGCCGCGCTCGTCGGCGCACTGTTCGCATAAAACTTAACCACCCCGGCTCCGGGTTCCAGCGCGGCTACCATCCGCACTGCATCCGTAACTCGGGTTCGGTCACTTACAGCAACCCGGCTGTCTGCCGTTACCCCGGCCACCGTGACAGTGGCGCAGGTGGTGTAGCTGCTCGTGCTGCCATCGTCCCAGGACACCGTGTAATAGCCGGAAGTCCAGGCGCTGGCTGCCACCGTAACCGTCACCGGCTTGGGCAGTTTTGCGTCGATTTTGGTCTTGTCGTAGAAATTTGCGTCAATTTGAGTCTTGCCGTAGAAATTTGCGTCAATTTGAGTCTTGTCGTAGTAATTCGCAAACTTACTGCTTTGACCAGTATCCTTCCAGACACCCGTGTCGCTGTCCCACACCCAAATGGTATCCGTTTCGCCTATAATGGCCCAGTTTCCGTCATAGCCGGTATCGTGGGCCGCGTACAGCGCCTCGTAATTGGGGTACCACCCAACCGCGCCCTGGCTGACCTGCTGGGCCAGCGCGGCGTAGTATTTGGCGTTGTTCATTCCCTCACCAGGGCGCGATGCCGTATCGCCCACGGCCCAGCTGCGGGCCTCCTTGGCACTGGCCGCAGCGGCCGTGGCGTTGGCAGGCGCGGCCTTGATGGCCTCGATGTTCTCGTGCACATCCTGGATGCCCGCCTCATTATCCCGCACGATTTTGGCGTTGGCGGCCACCTCAGCGGCCAGCACCTGCACGGTCTTATATTCATCCGTACTTTCAAGCATCCCATCCTGCACCGGGTTCCTGTCGATGTCCAGCCGCAGGGCGGCCATACCGGCCACACCACCGCCCGCCAGCACCTCTACCACTGGGGCGAACGTGCCGCAGCCGGTCGTCATCTGGGCAGTCACGGCCATATAAACTGTGCTGCGGTCGCTGCTCACGCCCAGCGCGGGGTTGTAGACATAGTGCCCGTCTTTTTTATCCATCCGCAGGTTGACATCCGCGCCAGTGGGCAGTGTCCAGGGCTGCCCGCCCTTGTACAGGGCCACGGCCAGCACCGGGAGCGTATCGTCGTACTGTACAAGATGCACCGGCAGCACAACGTCACGCCGGTCAAAATCCGCCCGCGTCGCCTTGATAAGCGCTTCTGCGGGTGGGCTGTAATTGGCTACCGCCATTTAAAAACACCTCACTGTATCATTCTGCCGTTGACCAGCACATAGCCGTTGCCCGCGCCGTCCACGCCCAGCTGCACCTTCACGTTGCCGCCTGCGTCGCTGATCGCGATAGCGCCGCCCTCATACTGGCCAGCCATTGTGACGTTAGCGATCATATTGTTGGGGTTGCTGGCCGCCGGGCCGTACAGCACCAAGCGGCCCACGGCGTTGTTGCTGCCCCATGTAGACATAAACGCGCCCATGTGCCAGTTTCCGTCGTTAGTCTTGCGGTACATTTCAATTTTGGCGTTGTCGATGACGCACTTGCTCTCCGACACCGTCGAAGTGAATTTTCCGGTGATGTCCACAGACCCGTCCGAGCCGATCTTAAAGTTGTCGCTATTCACAACCAGCCCGCCGTTAAAAGTCGTGACGCCCGTGTCCAAATTGGACACAAACTTTCCGTTAGTGGACTGCAGCACGCCTCCCCGGATAAGATTCGCACTCATAGTCCCGGTCGTGATGAAATCGGCGTTGATTGCACCGTCCATCGTGGCGGCCAGACGGTACGGCCCGC